ATTATTCATTATATATTTAATATAATAAAAAAATAAAAATAAATAAAAAAATAAACTATTTCCATCTTGCACAACAATGATTATTTGTGTGTCTCAACTGTTCGTGAAAATGATGATGTAATGGACCACCAGAATAATATCTATCACCATGAATATGTTGATCATGTGATATCCATCCACCTACTTCATTATTAGCATGAAGACCATTATATTTCATTGGAATAATATCTCCATAAGTACTACCAGAATTATTACAAGCTCTTGTATGACATCCCCAATCGCCCCAATTACAATGATATCTAGGAACTATTCTTCTAAGTTTCATATTATCAGAATAAAAATGATTAGCATGGGGTTGTTTATTATTATAAGTACCTTCATTATGATATGTAGTTCCTCTAATATGATTTTCACCACCATGACTATGATTGAAATGTGTTCTATGAGTTTTATCATTTCTTACATCTACTTCTCTAACAGAATAATGATCGCTATTATGGACATTATCACATGTTAATTTACCATTAGTAGATTTTAAATTACCACGAATATAATTTTTTGATTCATTATTATGATTAAAATGTGTTGTTGTACCGTTTTTATTTTTAATATCTAATCTATGTGAAAAACATTTGTCACCTATTTCCAATTCATTACAATTATGATTATTTTCTACTTTTAAATTACCTTTTACATTTAAATTTTTTATTTTTAATTTTCCTTCATTAAAAGCACCACCTAAATTTAATATATTTTCAATATCATTTGTACTAAATTCTGACAAAGCTGTATTATTTAATTTTTCTTTTAATTGTTCAGTTTGTTTTTCACTATATTTTTTTATATTTAAAAATCTTTCAGAATTGAAATTATTAATATAAATTAGAAAAATAATTACTATTAAATAAAATAAATTATTAATATTATATATTTCGCTCATATATATTTACAAAATAATAAAAATTTTTAATAAAAATATAATTATATTTCATCAAAAAATAAAATATTTTTCATTTAATTTTTGTTCTTAATCTTTTGTTGAATTTTTTTATGTTTTATTTTATTATCTTTTCTTTTATTAAATGAAGACATATTGTAATTAATTATTAATCTTTATAATAAATATTCAATAATTTTAAAAAATTGAATATAATTAATATCTATTACGAAAATAAGTATTAAGCATTAATATATTAATAATAATGTTATCTAGCGAGATAGATAATAATATTAATAAAGGGATAGAAGATCAAAATAAAATATTATTACCAAAAGGTAAAAAATTATATTGTATTGTTAAAAAAGGAGTAGAACATCCAACAGGATGGTTTTTAGACGTTGATTCTTTTTTATTAAAAGAAAAAATAGATGATTTTGATCTACCTTCAAAGTGTATACTTGGATATTGTTTAAAGATAGCAAAAAAAAACTCTGAATATAATAATGAAACTACAATATTTAATTATTATAATAATAATATTGATATTATTGAAGTTGAATTAGAAAATGATTTAAATTTAATTAAATTTGATTCGAAAGATAATATAAATAATTTTTATAAAAAAATATATTTTGATAAAGTTTTTCATAAAAATGGTATGTTAAATAATTATATAATTTTTAATAAATTAAGAGATTTAGATAATATTCAAGGTTGGTATGAAGAAATGAATTCCAGAGAATATGAATCTGATAATGGACCATTATTAGATGAAATAGCAATTTTTAAAAAAGAAGAAAATTATAATATTATTAGAAAAATGAGTTTTTTTGAATTTTTTAATGAAAAATTTCTAGAATATTATAAATATAAAACAGATAATAAAAATTTATCTAAAAATATTCAGGGTATTGATGATTTATTGGGTTTTATTGGTTATTATTATAGTAATAAAAGAAAATTAAAAATTAATTAATGTGTTAACCAAATATTTAATCCTATTTTTTGTCCTTTATCAACTGGTAATCCACCATGTAATGACTGATCAAAACAAACATAATCTTTATCATTAGAATATTTTTTATAACAATTAGGCCATAGAATAGCACTTCCTTCTTGAGGTTTAAATTTTTTATCAAGTTTTTCAAAGTAAGTTTCTCCGCCTTTATCAGCATTTTTAATATATACAAAAATTGTGTATAATCTTTGTTTAAAATTTAATTTTTCTATATCTTCTTTTTCAAAAAAATCATAATGTGATTTATAAAATTGATTTTGATCATACTTAGTTAATTGTAGAGATTCAATTTTATTATTTAATCCTAATTTTTTTAGTTTATCATAAATTAATTTTTTAGATTCACAGTTATTATCAAAAAAACAAGTAGTAGATGTTCTTTGATTAGAAACTGAAGATCCATTATTATATCTATTTACAACAGTTGATTTAGAAAATTCTTTACAATCATTTAGAATAATATTTATTTCTTCTTTAGTTAAAAAATTATTTAGTAATTTTATTTCAAAATTAACATAATTTTCATATTTATAAAAGAAAAGAAAGAATAATAAAATTATAAACAATATAAAATAAAATATAATATTCATATTATAAATAAATAAATAAATTTATCATTGACAAAAAAATAAATTATATAAATATTTTATATAATTTTGCAGTCAAATATAAAATGTGCTAAATGTTTTGATTGTATTAAAACAAGAAATGCAGTATATTTTTTAGATTGTAAACATTGTATACATGTAAGATGTAAACCAGTAAAAGAATATAATTGTTTTTATTTATTTTGTAATACTAATATATTTTGTAAAATATGTAAAAAAAATAATAAAAATTATAAATTATTATTAACACCTTAACTTTTAAAAAATTTTTTATATTTATAAAAAAAAATAAATAATATATAATTCATAATATTTTATAATATTTTTACATTTTATAATTTTTTAACATTTTTTAATTCTTCTTTATATTCAACTTCTAAAACTTTACCAACCATTACTAAATAATTTGAGTCCATAATAGCTATTCTTCCTAAGCCAGGAACTTCATCATAAGTAGTAAGGAAAATAGGTAATTGTGGTTCAAACCAAGCTTCACCCGAATCACCTAATTTAATAAATGGAGGATTATCTAATCTAGAACCACCAGTATCTTTTCCCATTTTATAAACTATTTCAGTCATTTTACATGCTGATTTACCAGTTCTAACATAAGCACATGGAGCAAATCCTACTTTTAATTCACCAGGATGATCCATAACAGAGAATTGAATTTTAAATCTTTTTACTGGAAAAATTGGTTTATTTTTTTGTAAATACATTACATCACCAACTTTAGGCATTTTATTTTTATCAAGACCTTTAATATTCATTCCAACATTATCACCTGGTTTTGCATTTGGCCAAGTTTTATGATGCATTTCAATTGTAAATACTTTTAATCCAGTTAAATCTCTTGGACAAACATTAACGACATCACCAGCATTTAGAGTACCTTGTTCAATTCTACCTGTAATAACATCACCAACTCCTTTTATTTTGTAAATACCATTAATTGGGATTAATAAATCTTTATCATCAAATCTTTTAGGAGGTTGTACCAATTTATCAAGTGCATCATATAGTGTATATCCAGTAATAGTTGTATCTTTATTAAGATTAGCACTCCATCCTTTATACCAGGAGAATTCAGGTGCATCATATTTTTCTACAAGATTATGTCCTTTAAATCCAGAGTATGGAATAAAAGCAACTTTTTTAGGAGGGAAACCGCACGTTTTTACCATTTTTTCGAATTCACCTTTAATTTCATTAAATCTAGTTTCATCCCAATTAACACTATCCATTTTATTAATTCCTACAATAAGTTGTTCTATTCCAAGAAGTGATAAAAGTTTACAATGTTGTCTGGTTTGACCCATAACTTCACCGGTAGCTCTATCACCTTTTGCAATTGCAGCTTCAAAGCCTCCTGTTTCAGCAGGAACAAGTAATAGAGCAACATCAGCACATCCTGCACCATTAATCATATTTTTAATATAATCTTTGTGACCAGGAGCATCAACAATAGTATAATGATATTTATCAGTATAAAATTCTTTAGTGGTACAGTTAATTGTAACACCTTTTTCTCTTTCTGCTTTATCACGATCCATGTAATAAGCAAAAGCAAATGAACTTTTTCCTTTTTCATCAGCTTCTTTTTGTAATTTTTCCATATCTCTTTCAGATATTCCACCTAGTTTAAAAATAAGATGTCCAGTGGTTGTTGATTTTCCTGCATCAACATGTCCACAGACAACAAGCGAAATGTGTTGTTTTTCAGTATCTGCCATATTAAAAATGTATATTTATAAATCTTTAACTAATTAATTCAATTTTTATATTATATAAAATACTTCCACTATTATAATTTTTTTCTAATATATTATATCGTATAAATGAATCAATATGATAATTTAAAATTATTAGGCAAAGGTTCATATGGAACTGTTTACAAAGTTCAAAAAAAAAATAATAAAAAAATATATGCATTAAAAGAATTAGATGTTAAAAAATTAAAGACGAGATATGATATTAAAAATCTAATAAATGAATTAAAAATATTATGTTATCATGATTGTGAATATTTACTAAAATGTAAAGACATATATTA